TTTTTATGTAACAACTGAAGATAGACGGATTAATCGTTCTGTTCCTGTTGCTAATTTAAGATATTTATTTAAGTTTACTAATAATATGTCGGGTGCTGTCAAGTGGTCTTTTGGACAGAAACAAGAAGTCTTTGATAGATATACAAAGGTTGAGTTTTATCCAAACGACACAGTTGCTAAACAACCTGAAAACCCATATTTAGGATTAATTGATTTAAGTCCTAATGGCTATTGGAATTATGAGGTTTATGAATGTTCAAGTGAAACAGTAATACCTACTTTAACAAATTGCAACGCACCTTTATCACCATTAGCAGATTTTGGAAGCTTTACAATATCTAATTTTGCAGGAGATGTTTTAGTAAGTGAAGTTTTTACAAATACAACATCAGTATTCTATAATAAATATGTTGAAAATCTTGATGGTTATGATGTGTCTTCTATTCAATATAACCCTATTGAGCAATTAAGTTGTGGAGTAACACTAGGAACACAAGTATTACCAATACAACAGCAAGCACTTTTTGGAGAAGTGCCATATACAGAAATACAAAATTGCGTACAGACTGCTACAGGAATTACTTTTGATGTTGTATCAAATATGCCTATTGGATATTCTTATGCGTTTAGACAGGCAGGTACAAGCATTGACTTCCAAATTACAGATATAACAACATTACCACAAATAACTTCACATTCAGTAGCTCAACATACACCATACATTCTTAACAATGTAGAAATGTATTGTTACACGCTGCCGGGAGGTGCAGCAGGAGGTGGGGATGACACTTTTAATAAAATTCATAACATTTATCCTCATAAAAAACCAACTGATAGATTTGGTTGTACAGTTAGATTGATAGCGAACCACGAACAACTTGATGATGGTGTTGTGGTTAAAAAAGGGACTGCTTGGGTTATGGCTTCAAATGGTGATACTTTGAATAGTACATCTTCAGGTCTTTTGAATATTAATGGTGAAGTAGAAGAAGGTAAACTTTATGTAGAAGAAAAAGCAGGAAGTGAGCAAGTACAATACTTAGAAAGAGGTGGTCAAGTATTATCTTTAAAGATAGATAATGTAGGGACAGGATATACAACAGCACCTATTTTGACAATAGTAGGAACGAACACAGGGCAAGCAACGGCAACTTGCACAGTTTTAGGAGGAGTTATAAATACAGTAACAATAACAAATTCAGGAAACGGATATACTGAAACACCATTAGTAACATTATCAGCAAGTGCAGGAACAGGCGGTGTTATAACAGCAAGCATACTAGAAAACAATTATATATATATACAATAAAAAATTATGGCAATAGAAAACGTACAACAACTCTTAACAGAGCAATTAGGAAAAAATAGATGTGATGTTATCACGACAACAGCTATGACAGGAAAAGACTATTATGCAGTTCACTTTGTTACTGAAAGTGTGATAGCTTCTATAGCAGCGTCTAATATTCAAACAGGAACAGGAAGTGCAGCAGCAAGTCTACATACGACAATGGCAGCAGGGACTACTTTATTTCTTAACGTAACCGCAATTACTTTAACAAGTGGTTTGGCTGTTTGTTACTATGATCAAGTAATATAATGTTAGCTTTAAAACAAGCTCTTAGTCTAGTGTCAACGAAAAAGACAGGAACAGTTACTGCTTGGAGTCCTTCTGATGAAGGTTCTAACCTAATTGCTTGGTATAAAAACAAAGTTGGAATATCTTTAAATGGTTCTGAAGTTGAAGGTTGGATAGATTCTTCTGATAGTGGTTTACATACAATGGAACAAGCCGACCCTGACGAAAGACCTGTATATAATGCAGCTACAGGTTCTTTAACTTTTGATTCTTCTGTTTCGTCTAATTTACAAACTTTAACTCAAATGAGTTTTAGTGGTGAATTTAGTATTGGTTTTAAAATGAACGCTACAGGAACTAACAACACTATCATAGGTGATAACACTACTTCAAATGAGTATTTTAAAATAACATCCGCAACAGGATTAAGAGTGAAGACTGATGCAGACTTAGGGAATTTGACAGTAGTTGATAACACTTTGACTGACGTCTATGTACTAGTTACAAGGAATGCGTCTAATGTTGTTCGGTTTTCTGTTGATGGAGTTCTTCAAGCAAGTGCTGTAACAGTTACAGGAACTTCAGATATTGATGCAATAGGAATTAGAGCTACTAACGTGAACTCTTTTGACGGAGAAATTTTTGAAGTTCAAATCTATGACACACAAAATTCTACTTTGACTTCTAATATAAACACTTACTTAGCAAATATATAAAATGGATAAAATAATTTCAGTAGATTTAAGCACATCAACAGCTCCTTTAGTACAAGAAGTTAGAGGAAAAGATTACATTGAGTACGGGGACGCAAATGGAGAATGGAGAAACCTTTACCCACAGTTCTTAATTGACCTTTACTATTCTAGTTCAATAACGGCTGCTATCGTAAACGCTACTGCTGAAATGATTAGCGGAGAAGACTTAGTTATAACAGATGAAGATGATAGAGATGAAGAAGCAAGAGTAAAGCTTCAAAACTTTATGAATAATGCTAATGGAAATGAAACTTTACACGAGGTCTTGAAAAAGGTAGCATTTGACTTCAAGCTTCAAGGTGCGTTTGCTCTTAATATCGTATGGTCAAAAGACAGAACACAGATAGCTGAAATCTATCATATCCCTGTAGAGAAAATTAGATGTGAACATCCTGATGAATTTGGAAAAACTAGAGGTTATTATGTTTCTGGCGACTGGGCAAACACAAGAATGAACAAGCCTTATAGAGTTCCTGCTTTTAATGTAAACGATAGAACTTCTCCTAACCAAATTTTATATACAGGGCTTTACAGTCCTAATATGAACTCTTATTATACTGCTGACTACATCTCTTGTAATAATTGGAGTTTGATAGATTCTAAAGTTTCTGAGTTCCATCTCAACAATATATCTAATGGCTTCACAGGAAGCTTTATGATTTCCTTTGCGAATGGAATTCCAACGGCAGAAGAAAGAAGACAGATAGAACAAAGCTTAGAAGCTAAATTTACCTCAGAAAAGAACGCTGGAAAATTTGTATTGACATTCTCAGATGACAAGACTAGAGTCCCTGAAATAACTTCAATAAGTCCTTCAGATTTAGACAAGCAGTATTTGGCACTCCAAGAACTACTTACTAGCAACATCCTCTCAGGGCATAGGGTGACTTCTAAGACACTTATGGGTTTAGATAGTGCTAATGGGTTCTCAAGCAACGCTGACGAGCTACTGAACGCTTCTAATTTTTACTTGAATACCGTCGTGATGCCGTTTCAAGGGCAAATATTAAAAGTGTTACATAAGATATTCCAAGTAAATCAAATGGATATGCGTGTTCAGTTCGTACAGCTTAAACCAATTACAATACAATTTGACTCTAAGACTATTAGAGAGGTAATGACTCAAGACGAAATAAGGGAAGAAATAGGATTACCACCATTAGAAGTTGAAGAAGAAACTCTAGATTTTGCTAAAGTTGGTATGATAGACGGAAAGCCTGTTTTTGATACCATAGAAGAAGCCTTAGCAAGTGCAAAGTCTTTAGGGTGTGAAGGCTACCACGAACACGATTATGAAGGTAAAACAGTCTATATGGCTTGCGAAGGGCATACAGAAGCTACAGAACTTTCTAAATGGATAGAAGAATTTGGTGAAGATATGCCTGATGATTGGGAATTAATAGATGAAGAAGTTGTTGATGGAGAACATAATGACTTTGATTTTGAGCAGGTATTGAATGAAGAAGCTGATAATAATATAGAACTTGCTTCATCAGTTAAATCTACTCCAAACAAAAGAAGTAGTCAAGATGGAGTAAATAAGTCTTACAATGACTATTACAAAGTTAGATATGTATATGCTACTGATAACTTCTTGACTAATAAGTCAGGAACAAGCAGAGAATTTTGCAGAGATATGGTAGCTGCTAGAAAGATATATACTAAGGAAGATTTAGTTAATGCTAATAGCCAAGTAGTAAATAAAGGTTTTGGAATAGACGGAACTCAAAAGTATAATATATTTTTATACAAAGGAGGCCCTCAATGCAGGCATTTCTTCTTGCGGAGAATTTATAAGACTTCACTAAGAGGAGCAAAGAGTAAAATATCTAGTAGTCAATTAATTTCTTATACTAAAGCAAGGTCTGAAGGTTTTACAGCAGAAAGAAATGACAAGCTAGTAGCAATAGCACCACAAAGAATGAAAAATAACGGATATAATAAACCAAGATAATTATGAGCTATGTACTATTCATATCAGAAGATAAATTAAAGGACTCAACAGCAATAAATATGAATGTTGATGTAGCTCTATTATTGCCGTATGTCCGTCAGGCACAGAAGCTGTATGTGGAAACTAAGCTTGGTACTGACTTGAATCAAAAACTTAAAGATTTAATTGTTGCAGGAACTTTAGGGGATGTTGCAAATGCAGCTTATAAAACTTTAGTTGATGACTACATTGGGGATATGCTCCCAAACTGGGCATTTTACCATTGTATTCCATTCCTCCGTTTTAAGATTGAAAACGGGAACATATATAGCAAAACAAGCGAAACGGGAACAGCATTAAGCACAGAAGAAGCTCAACACTTACGTGAGGAGGTTAGAAATACAGCCGAATATTACACAGAAAGACTAATAGACTACATCTGTAATAATAACTCTTTATTTCCTGAATACAATACAAACACAGGTGCAGACGTTGATCCAGATAGGAACGCATACTATAATGGAATGAACCTTGAAAGACCGACACAACAAGGAACAAGACTTACTTTAAGAAACTTTTTAAACGCTTCTGATTAATGAAGAAACACTACAAGACGAAACCTATTAACATAACTAAGCTAAAGTCCTATTTGGACAAAAAGCCTAAAAATAAAACCAATGAAAGCAGTACAAGACAGCTTACAAGTAGGACTAGCAAATAGTACAGCAATAGGATTAAGTTTAGGTCAAGCTAATCAAGTTTTAACACTTGTTTCATTAGTTTTAGCCATAACTTTTACTATCTACAAATTCATTAAGTATGATAAAAAAAAATGATAAACCTCTTATTGATTAGAGATACATTCTCAGAAGAATCAACTATTGGTGAATTGTTTTTAAATGGCGAGAGGATGTGTGATACGCTAGAAAGACCTTACTTTAACAACCTAAAAAATATAAGTTGTATTCCTGAAGGTAATTACAAAGTAAGACTTAGACTTCCAAGAGAATCAGCTTCTAGGGATTACGTTCATTTGCTAGTTCAAGATGTTCCTAATAGGGATTGGATATTATTTCACAGAGGAAACTTTCCTAAAGATACAAGCGGATGTATTCTAGTAGGACTTGGAAGCCAACAGAACTTTGTTAGTAACTCTACGTTAGCTATGGACTTATTAATCAAAGAAGTAATACATTTGGGGGGTGAAAATATTAACTTAATAATTAAAAATAAATAATAATGAAAAATATTTCAAATTGGTTTAATAGCCTAGTAGTAAAGCAAATGCTAAACAGTAAGAAGTTTTGGTATATGGTTAGTTCTGTAGTAGTTCCTGCTTTAGTAACTTATTTAGGAGTTGATGAATCTACAGCAACAAATTTATTTTACGCACTTCTTACATTAATCGGTGCGCAAGGAATAGCTGACGTAGCAAAGAAATAGTTTGTCTATAGACGGCAAAAGACTAAGACTTTCCCCTGAAGAAGTTGAACTAATCAATGAAAGCAGAGGGAAGGACTTATCAAACATTAACGGCAATACAGCTTTAGATATGCATCTACAAGATAGAGGTATAGAAAAGAAAGATATTGTAAGCGTTAAGCATTGGCAAAATATGGGAGGTGATTTACGATTTTCCATAGTTACCAAAGAACAATATGGAACTGATAAAAACGATTTACTTGAAGATATTAAAAGTCTTATTGAAAATCATTCTCCAAAATACCCTGAAATTAAAAGAGTTAAAGGTGAACACTTATTAGTGATAAATCCTGCTGATATTCATATAGGTAAACTAGGTGTAGCTTTAGAAACAGGTGATGACTATAATACAGAGATAGCATACAATAGAGTTTTAGAAGGCGTTACAGGACTTATAAGTAAGTCGCAAGGGTTTAGTATAGATAGAGTCTTATTCTGTGTAGGTAATGACATTCTACATATTGACAATGTCTATAATACAACAACAGCAGGAACTCCACAAGATGCAGATGGTAAATGGTGGCAACACTTTGAAGTTGCTTTAAAGCTTTATGTTAAGTGTGTTGAGATACTAAGACAAGTAGCACCTGTAGATGTTGTACACTCAATGTCTAATCACGATTATCAAAGTGGATTTCATTTAGCACACTCCTTAAAGTCTTGGTTCAGAAATACTAAAGATGTTACTTTTGATATATCAGTAGCACACCGAAAGTATTATAAGTATGGTTCTAATCTTATAGGACTTGAACACGGAGATGGTGCTAAGATGGATAAGCTACCTATGTTAATGGCTAACGATAGACCTTTAATGTGGGCTGAAACAAAATACAGATATTGGTATCTGCATCACATACATCACAAAGTAAAATACAAATGGCTAGACGCTAAAGACTTCATAGGTGTAACTGTTGAATATATGCGTAGTCCTTCAGGTACAGATTCCTGGCATAATAGAAAAGGATTTTGTGGAGTACAAAAAGCAGTTGAAGGTTTTATACATTCCAAAGACTCAGGGCAAATAGCAAGGCTAGTACACTATTTCTAGCACCCCGTATAGCCGTTTTAGGCACTTTCTTTTCTTTTTAATACTAATATACTAGACAAGCTATAAAGTTCGTCCTAGATGTAAACACCTTAATTGTTAATAACTTTGTAAAATAACTTGTGAGTAATTGTGTGAGTAACTTTAAAGGTGTACATTTGCAGTATTATTAA